GGTAACGCGCGACCCCGACACTTTCCTAGCGATAGGGGCGGGGGAGTCCCTTTAATTTTAGAGAGGTTTTAAGGTGAAGCAGCAAATTGAGTATGTTGAAACGGCAGAATTGATACCGTATGCACGCAACTCACGCACGCATTCTGACGAGCAAATCGCGCAGATTTGCGGGTCAATCAAAGAGTTTGGGTTTACCAACCCTGTCCTAATCGATGCTGATGGGTTGATCATTGCAGGCCACGGCAGGACGATGGCGGCGCAGCGGCTAAATATGAAAGAGGTGCCGTGCCTGCGTTTGACGCATTTAACCGACGCGCAGAAAAAGGCATATGTGATCGCTGACAACAAGCTGGCCCTAAATGCAGGCTGGGACGAAGAGATGCTGGCGCTGGAGTTGGGCGAAATAAACGAACTCAATTTTGACATTTCCAAAACAGGTTTTTCTGATGATGAAATATCACTTTTGTTAGGCGACGTAAATTTTGATGCGGGGGATGAATCTGATCAGGGGCAACTTGATCAACTTGATCCTAAGATAATCAAATGCCCTCATTGCAAAAAAGAATTTGATGCGAGGGGCAAATGAACGAATCGGCAATCAAGATTGATTTTGCAACGCATAAAGCTGCGAAGTTCGCTTGCGAAAACTGGCATTATAGTGAATGTATCCCTGTTGGTAAGTTGGTTAAAATCGGCATCTGGGAAAGCGAAAAATTTACGGGCGTCGTTTTGTTTGGTCGCGGCGCTACTCCAAATCTCGGCAAGCCATATGGCATGACACAGACTGAATGTGTGGAGCTGGTTCGCATCGCTATGCGCGAACATGAAACGCCAGTTTCTAAAATTGTTTCTGTTGCATTGAAGTTTTTGAAAAAAACAAACCCGAATATAAAGCTTGTTGTTTCTTTCGCTGATCAGTCGCAGGGGCATCACGGCGGCATCTATCAAGCGGGTAATTGGATATATGCCGGTCAGGGCCAGCCAGCAAAATTTTATATGATCAACGGCAAGCTGACGCATCCACGTTCTATCGGAGCAAAGGGCTTAACTCAAAATATAGATGGGGCTAGGCGAATAGATAAATCCGCTTATGTTGTGGATGTTCCGGGGAAGCATAGGTATTTGATGCCACTGGATAAAAAAACAAGGAAACAAATAGTTCATTTATCTAAACCATACCCAAAGCGTGCGAAGCAGGCGATGGCTGACGACCAGTCAGCACAGCGGCAGGGCAGCACTGACCCGCACGCTCCATTAGGGCAATCCGATGTCTGATCAAACCTTTCCGCTAGATACCATCTCAAAGCTGCTGGATTTAACGCCGCAGCGTGTAACGCAACTGGTGAATGAAGGCGTGATCCCGCGTAAAGAACGCGGCAGATATGAACTGGTCCCGGTGGTTCGCGGCTATATCAAATATTTGCGAGAGCGCGGTCTGCGTGCTGACGTTAGCGGCGATGATTACAACACGCACCGCACGCGGCTGACCAAAGTCAAAGCCGATATGGCTGAGATGGAAAAAGCGCAGATCGAAGAGCAGCTTATCCCGTCCGCAGATGTAGAGGCGGCGTGGATGGAAGTGGCGCAGAATATGCGCCAGAAGCTGCTGGCGTTTCCACAGCGCGTTGCGCCGGAAGTCTACGCCGCTGAAAAGCTAGTCGAAGTGAAAAGCATATTGAAGGATCACATTTTTGATTCGTTGCAGGAAATAGCAGATGTCAAAGTCAAAGTCGTTAACCCTATCCGGTCATCCGACAGTGGCGAAGATCAGCCAGAAAATTCTGGCGGCAATGCAGCCACCTCCAAATCTGTCGATTGACGAATGGGCTGATCTTTATCGCAGACTGTCTCCAGAGGCATCGGCAGAACCGGGCTTCTGGTCGACAGATCGTGCGCCGTATCAGCGCGGGATGATGCAGGCCATATCCGATCCGACCGTTGAGCGCGTGGTATTTATGACCGGGGCGCAGATCGGCAAGACAGAAATCATCAACAACGCGGTCGGATATTTCATCGATCAAAGCCCGTCGCCTATGCTGATCGTGCAGCCGACGCTGGAAATGGCAAAGATGTGGTCGAATGACCGGCTGGCACCGATGCTGCGTGATACGCCAGCCCTAAAGGGCAAGGTGGCAGATGCCCGGTCGCGTGATAGCGGTAACACGCTATATCAGAAATCATTTCCCGGTGGATATCTGGCCATCGTTGGTGCAAACAGTGCCGCCGGTCTTGCATCGCGCCCGGTGCGTTCTGTTTTCTTTGATGAGGTGGATAGATATCCGCCAAGCGCCGGATCAGAGGGCGACCCGATCAATTTGGGCATCGCCCGGACAAAAACATTTACGCACAACCGCAAAATCGTGATGGTTTCCACGCCAACAAACAAAGGGGCATCGCGTATTGAAACGGCTTTCAGCCAAAGCGATCAACGATATTATCATGTGCCTTGCCCGGATTGCGGTCACAGCCAGACTTTGAAATGGTCAAATGTACATTGGCAAAAGGATCGCCCGGAGACGGCTGAGTATATTTGCGAGGAATGCGGCTGCGCGTGGGATGATGCCAAGCGATACCGCGCGATTAAAGGCGGTGAATGGATTGCAGCGGAGCCATTCAACGGGACCGCCGGGTTCCATTTGTCCGGCCTGTATTCGCCTTGGACGCCGCTGGGCGATATAGCGCAGGATTTTCTAAACGCCAAAGCGTTGCCCGACACTTTGCGCGTTTTTGTGAATACTACGCTGGCAGAATGCTTTGAAGACGAAGGCGAAACCGTTGACGATTACGACGTTGCACAACGCGCCGAAGAATTTGGGCCGCGCGTCGACAGCGGCGTTGTCGTCGTGACCGCTGGCATCGATGTGCAGGACGACCGGATCGAAGTCGAGATTGTGGGATGGGGCCGATCAGAAGAAAGCTGGTCGCTTGATTATACTACGCTATACGGCGATCCATCGACGCCGCAACTATGGCAGGATTTAGACGCGCATCTGGCGACGAAATATGACACCGAAGACGGGCGTGTGCTGCAAATCAGATCAGCCTGCATCGACTCCGGCGGTCACTATACAAAAGCCGTCTATGACTTTGTGCGACCGCGTGAAGGCAAGCGCGTTTTCGCTATCAAAGGTATGGCTGGGGAAAGTCGCCCGATAGTGTCGAGGCCGTCCAGAAACAACATCGGCAAGATCAGATTGTTTACGCTGGGCGTTGACAATATCAAATCTTTAATTTTCTCCCGACTTCAGATACAATCAGAAGGTCCGGGGTTCTGTCACTTTCCAAACGACCGGCCTGATGAGTATTTCAAGCAGCTTGCCGCGTCGGAAAAGATCGTGACAAAATTCCACAAAGGGTTTCCGCGCCGGGAGTTTATCAAGACGCGGACCCGTAATGAGGCATTAGACTGCCGTGTGTATGCGACGGGGGCATTGGCTATACTAAACCTAAACCTCGACACACTGGCAGATCGTGCATCGCAATCGGTTCGGCAAGATGAAGACGTGCCGAAAAATACACCGCTGCGCCGCCCACAAAGGCGCGGCGATTTTGTTAATGGGTGGCGCTAATGGCTAATTTGTTCGACACCGATAATGCGCCAACGATAGAACCTGATCAGATTGTTGTCGGTGATCGCGTAACGTGGCGAAAAAAGAATCTTGGCAGCGATTATCCGTCAACCGCATATGCCGTCAAATATGTCAGCCGCCTAACCTCTGGCGGCGGCACGCATGAGTTTCAAGTCACCGGCACGGCTGATGGCAACGATTATTTATTCACAATCACCAGCACAGCCAGCGCGTCGTTCGATATCGGTGATCACCATTGGCAGTTAGAAATCACGCGCAGCAGCGATAGTGAGCGCATCGTCACACAAACCGGATCGTGGCATATCATCACTGATCTGGATAACAATGTTGACCCGCGAAGCCACGCGCACATCATGCTGGACAAGATTGAAACGGTTTTGCAAGGACGTGCTGACGCTGACGTTCTGTCTTATTCTATCAACGGTCGATCCCTTTCAAAAATCCCGCCGGATGAACTGGTGCAATGGCGTGATCATTATCGACGCGAAGTGGCGTTTGAACATAGGGAGGATCACGTTCGCAATGGTCGCGCCCACGGCGGCACGATCAAAGTGAGGTTTTAGAGATGGGCTTGTTTGACTTTCTGAAGCGCGATGAAGAAACCGTAAAGCCTTTGAAAAAACGCAGCTATGCAGCAGCGCGTGCCGGTCGACTGTTCGGAGACTTTACACAATCGGGCAATAGCGCTGACAGCGAGTTGCGTTTCACGCTGGAAGTCATGCGGAACCGCAGCCGCGAATTGGTGCGCGACAATGAATTTGCGCGGCGCTATGTGAATCTGCTGAAAACAAACGTCGTCGGCGATCACGGCTTCCACTTGCAAGTGAAGGCACGCAACGATGATGGCAGTCTGGATGCGGCTGGCAACACCATCATCGAAAATGCGTGGAAGCGTTGGGGCCGACTTGGCACGCCGACCGCTGATGGCCGGATGTCGTGGTATGACTGCCAGCGTCTAGTCATTGAAACGCTGGCGCGTGATGGCGAGGTGTTTATTCGCAAACTGAACGGGCCGAAATACCGTGACGGCTTTGCGTTGCAATTCATCGAAGCCGATTTGATCGATGAAAAGAAAAACGAAAAGCTGAACAACGGCAACCAGATCAGGATGGGAATTGAGATGGACCCGGCGCATAGACCGGTTGCATATTATGTCCTGTCATCGCACCCCGGCGATAAATACTATCACGCATCGCATTCGCAGAAGCACACGCGCGTCCCGGCTGAGGAAATCATTCACATTTACATGCCGACCCGCACGCACCAAACGCGCGGCGAACCGTTTATGGTTGCGGCGATGTCAGCGCTGAAGCACTTGCATGCTTTCCGCGAAGCTGAAGTCATTGCCGCCCGGATCGGCGCATCGAAGATGGGCATCCTGACAACGCCATCGGGCGATGACTTTGTGGGCGAAGGCTATGAAAACGATTTTCAGCCGGTCATCGATGTCGAACCGGGCAGCTTTCACCAGCTTCCGGCTGGCTTCGGTCTGGAGATGTTCGACCCAAAACATCCGAACACGGGCTATGCGGAATTCGAAAACGCGATGCTGCGCGGCGTGGCATCCGGTTTGAACGTCAGTTATGCCAGCCTGTCGAACGATTTGTCGTCGGTGAATTATTCATCGATCCGGCAGGGCGCACTTGATGAGCGCGACGGTTATCGCGCGCTGCATATGTTTATGATCGAACACTTTATGGAGCCGGTGTTTAGATCGTGGCTGTCGAACGCTATGGATTTCGGCGGCATTCCGTTGCCAGCCAGCAAATATGATAAATTCAGCGACAACGCGTATTTCCGTGGCCGTGGCTGGAACTGGGTCGACCCACTGAAAGAGATCAACGCGGCAGTCGTTGGCCTGCAAAACGGCGTTCTGTCGATGCAGGACGTGGCTGCAAACTATGGCCGGGATGTTGAAGAAACATTCAGCCAGATTGCGCGTGATAAAGAGGTGGCCGAACAGTTTGGCCTGTCGATGGCGTTTGAGCCGTTCGGCACCAAATTGCCTGCCGAACCTATAGTCGAAGGCGGTGACGATGGCGAAGTATAAGGGCGAAGACATCGATCTGCGTCCGACGCAGACAATGGCCGAAGAGGCGCAGCGCGGTCTGGATTGGCGCAAAGAACACGGTCGCGGCGGTACAGCGGTCGGTGTTGCGCGTGCGCGGCAGCTTGTGAATCGTGATGAGTTATCGCCCCGCACAGTGCGCCGGATGGTTTCATTTTTTGCCCGACATGAAGTGGATGAAGAGGCAGAAGGATTCAGGCCCGGCGAGAATGGCTATCCGTCTGCTGGCCGGATCGCGCATGCTTTGTGGGGCGGGTCGCCCGGCAGGGCGTGGGCCAATGAAAAAGACCGGATTATGGATCGCATCGATAGTGAAGATTCGCGTGCGCTGAAAGATGATTTTTCCGAAAAAACGCTGACGGCTTTGCAGAACAAGGTTGATGAACACAACGAAAAGCACGGCGACAAAAAGGGCAAGCGCGTCACGTTGCGGATGTTGGCGGCGGTATATAAGCGCGGGATCGGCGCATATAAAACTAATCCCGGCAGCGTTCGCCCTAGTGTCAGCAGCCCGGAGCAATGGGCGATGGCACGCGTGAATGTTTTTTTGAAAGCGGTCAGGACAGGTAAATTCCAGTCGGGCAAGTTTGACACCGATCTGCTGCCCGATGGCCATCCGCTAAAAACTGATGTACAATCCGACGACAAAGAAAGAGGTGATATCGTGGAAGAGCGACACATTCAAAACGTCGAAGAAACCGATGATGCGTATATCATCACCTTCGGCAAGTCGATGATGGAAGTCGAAGAAAACGGCGACAAAGACGAAATGGACGAGCGCCCTTATCACGATGATGATGAAGATGAGCGCTTTGACCGTTCTGATCTGGTCATGCGTGCGATGGGTATGGATGACAAGGCCATCGATGCAGACGAGCGCACAGTGCGCGTCGGTGTTTCATCCGAAGAGCCGGTCAAACGGTCTTTCGGGATGGAGGTCATCGATCACCAGCGCGAAAGCATGAATCTTGATTTTTTGAATTCTGGCCGCGCACCGTTGCTGCTAGATCACGATATGGAACGCCAGATTGGCGTCATTAAATCTGTTGAACTGGATGAAGAGGCACGTCGTCTGCGTGCCGTGGTTCGCTTCGGAAGAGGTGATCTGGCTTCGGAAGTGTTCAACGATGTGTCGGATGGTATCCGGCAAAACATCAGCGTCGGTTATCGGGTGGATGGCCGCGTTGAACGTGAAGATGATGGCGAGGACATTGTCCGCGTCTCCACCACACCAATGGAAATTTCAATCGTTTCAATTCCTGCGGACCAGTCAAGTCTGGTGGGCGTTGGTCGGTCTATTTCCGAACCTTTACACGCAACCCCAAAGATCGAAGAAAGGAAAGACGAAATGTCTGATATTGATCTTGACGCGGTACGGGCGGAAGCCGCCAAGGCCGCGCAGAAAAGCGCCAAAGAGATTATGACTTTGGCCCGGAAGCACAGCCGTGCTGATCTTGGCGAAGATGCCATTGGTCGCGGCGTTTCCGTTGACGAATTCCGTGGCGAATTGCTTGAAGTCATTGCCAACAAGCCGCTGGAAACACCAGCGCACGTTGTTGATGCCCCAATCAAAGAGCAGCGCGAATATTCACTTGCACGCATGATCCGCGCACAGGCCACTAACGACTGGTCTGACGCTGGTTTTGAGCGTGAAATGTCTGACGAAGTCCAGCGCCGTACAGGCCGCGCAGCGCGTGGTGTATATGTGCCAGATTTCGCTTGGCGTGCTGGCGCAATGGCAACCGCTGCAACTGGTGCAGTCGGTGATGAGAACGTCGTCGATAACTTTATCCCGACCGTTCATCGCGGTGATATGTTCATCGAAGCCCTGCGTGCAAAGCAAGTGATGGCAAATCTGGGCGTCACCTTTATGGGTGGCCTGACTAACCGCATCAAAATGCCTAAGTTTTCAGCCGGTGCCACTGCGGCATTCGTTGAAGAGTTGGGCGCTGTTGCGGATCAGTCACAGACTGACGCAGGCGTTACGCTTCAGCCGCGCACGATGGGCGCATATGTTGACATCAGCCGTCTTGCTCTCAAAGAGAGCGTGCCAGCCCTTGACCAGATTGTTCAGGACGATCTGCTGCGTGCAGCAGCCGATCTGATCGAATCAGCTGCGATCAGCGGTTCTGGTTCCGGCGGTCAGCCAACAGGCATTCTGAACAACGGCGACGTCGGCAATGTCGACATCTCTGCTGACACAGATGTGGCTGCGCTGACTTGGGCAGACTTGACCGATCTGGTGAAGACTGTTGAAGACGCTGACGGCATCATCAACGCACAGACTCTGGGTTGGTTGTCCAACCCGAAGGTCAAGGCGAAGATGGCCAACACTGTCAAGGTATCATCAACAGACAGCATCATGCTTCTGAACGACCCGTGGAACAGCATCTATGGATACCGCGCTGAGTTTACCAGCAACGTTCCATCGAACCTGAATCCGGGCGACGGCGGCACAGACGCATCAGCCCTGATCTTCGGCGATTTCTCGCAGTTGATCGTCGGCCTGTTTGGCGGCGCAGACATTATGATCGATGAGACAACCGGCGGCCTTGCTGGTACGACTCGCATCATTCTGCATCAGGATATCGATATCGCTATCCGCAACGGCGCATCGTTCGCTAAGACCGACGAAGTGTCGACAGCCTAACTTGTTTGGTGGCCGGGACATCCCCGGCCACCATTTACCATTGGAGGTTTGAATGAAGATTAAGATTCTGGAAAAGTGCTATACCGGCACAGTGGGGAATATGTTTGCTGGGGAAGAACATGATATGGATGAGCGTATCGCTGAAAAGCTGATCGCGCGTGGATTTGCGGAGCCAGTCAAAAAGGCAGGCCGCCCGAAAAAGAAGCTATTTGATCGCGCCGCAGATGCTGGCGAAATCGAAACGCCAGAGGATGCCTAATGGCTGTTGAATCTGCCGATGACCGCGCCGTGTTTGTTGATGTCGATGACTTCGGTTCGGCAGCAACATATACGCCATCTGGCGGTTCTGCCAGCACGGTCAACGGCATTTTCGACAACGACTTCATCGAAGTCGACGCAGGCGGCGGCGTAGGCGTGGCATTGCAGCAGCCGCGCTTTCATTGCCGCACTGCTGACGTTTCAAGCGCCGCTGAGGGCGATGCCTTGGTTGTGGGTGGGGTAAACTACACCATCCGCATCGTGCAGGATGACGGCACCGGAATGACGATGCTGGTATTGGAAAAAGATTAATGGCGCACGTCCGGCAACAGATACGCGATGCAATCGTGACCGCGTTGACAGGGTTGACAACGACCGGGACTAATGTGTTTCGGTCGCGCATCTATCCGCTTGAAACCACCAAGCTGCCGGGTCTTTGCATTTTTACACGGTCAGAAGCCGTGGAGTTTGATACATTAACAATGGCGCGGTCGATTAACCGCGTTCTGGAAGTCAGTGTGGAGGCATATGTCAGTGCGACTGCTAATTATGATAACACGCTGGACACTATTGCCGTTCAAGTCGAGGAGGCTTTGGCGGCAGATGTGACGCTGGGCAGCAAGTCGAAGGATTTGCAAGTCACAGCGTTTGAAGTGGATTTTTCGGGCGACGGCGAACAGCCGGTGGCCGTTGGTCGCTTCACCGTGTCGGTGCAATATCGCACCGCCGAAAATGATGTTGAAACTGCCGCCTAAGAGGAGATCAAAATGGCAACTTTCAAAGGTAACGAAGGCACGGTGTTGAGCGGATCAAACGCTGTTGCTGAAATTATTTCTTTCACCGTCAACGAAACCGCTGACGTGATCGAAGATACCACAATGGGTGACGCTGCAAAAACGTATGTGGCCAGCTTCAAGGATGCGACCGCAACGGTTGAGTGCTATTTCGATGATACTGACAGCAATGGTCAAGCGACCTTTGATGTCGGCGCATCGGTGACTGTCAACTTCCAGATGGAAGGTAACACCAGCGGCGATCACAAGCTGTCTGGCACCGCGCTGATCACCGGCAAGGATATTAGTGCATCTGCTGATGGTATGGTCACAGGCACTTATTCAATGCAGATCACTGGTGGCCTGACTGAAGGAACCGTCAGCTAATGTCGCTTGGCAAAAAGATTTCCGAACGTCGTTCAAAGCAGCCGCGCGTCATCCAAGTGCCAGAATGGGGCGAGGGTGACACGCCGCTGAAAATGTATGTTTATCCGATCACAGCCGGTGATCTGAATAAAATACAGAAAAAGCACAAAGACTTTCTAAGCAATATGACGATCGATGGAATGGTTGATCTGATTATTCTGAAAGCTGGCGACGAGGATGGAAACAGACTTTTCACGCTGGAGGATAAAGTCTATCTGATGGCTGAAAGTGTCACCGTGATTTCGGAAATTGCTGCCAATATGTTCGGCGAAATCGAATCTCTTGAGGACGCGGAAAAAAACTAAAGGACGATCCGCTGCGCTTCAATGTTATGGCGTTGGCGGATCGTTTGAACAAAACGCAGGCCGAAATCGAAGAGTTGTCGCTTTCTGAGATCAATGAATGGTTTGCTTATTTTAGGATGACACAAGATGGCCGATCCAAATCTTAAAATTAGAATTGGTGCTGTCGATAAAACTGGCCAAGCATTTCGATCAATAAACATTGGTCTGGGCCGCGTTAAAAATGCGGTCTTTAACGTGCAGAACGCAGTTGCTGCCCTTGCAGGGGCCACTGGCTTCGGTTTACTTGTCAAATCCACCATTGAAACCAACCGCGAATTCCAAAGCCTAGAGGCCAGCCTTTCGACATTTTTGGGGTCGACCGAAAAGGCTGAAAAGGCGTTCGATATTTTGCAGCAGTTTGCGGCGACGACACCGTTCGCACTGCGCGAGGTTGTCAGCGGGTTCAACAAGCTGGTCGCGCGTGGCATCAACCCTAGCATCCGATCTTTAACTGCGTTCGGCAACATTGCGTCGGGAACCGGCAAAACGCTGGATCAGTTTGTCGAAGCGGCTGCGGATGCTGCTGTCGGTGAATTTGAGCGCCTGAAGGAATTTGGTCTGAAGGCCAGAAGTGAGGGCGACAAAGTCGTTTTCACATTTAAGGGCGTCGAAACAGAAGTCACAAAGTCAGCGGCGGCGATATCTGGTTTCCTTGTCGATCTTGGCGAAACTGAATTCAGCGGCGCGATTGAAAAGCAATCCAAGACGCTAAACGGTGCTTTCAGCAATCTTGGCGACAGCTTTGATATGTTCAAAAAGGCTATTGGCGAGGCTGGATTTAATGAAGCGCTGGTCAATCTAGCCAAGTTTTTCAGCATTACCGCCAAAAACAGCGATGGTCTGGCGCAGGCGATAGGCCGATTCCTAACCGGCGGTGTTAACTTGATTCCGGTTATCTTCACAAAGATGGGCAACGCGGCTGACTTTGTTTCGCGCAATCTGGATTTCCTTAGAAAATCATTAATCGTCATAACCTCTGCGGTGTTCGCACGCATGATTTTAGGACAGGCCGTGGCGATGCTACGTTTTGCTGCGTCTCTTATGACGGCGTCCAAGGCGATGGCACTGTTTAGGGCTGGCACAAAATTGCTGACGCTTGGCAGCGCCGTCACCGTTGTCATCATCGCGCAGTTGATGGGAAAGTTGGACGATCTTGTTGACACTCTGAAAGAGGCGACAGATCAAGCGATCCAGATGATCGACAATGTATTCCCCGGCTTCAAAAAAGGCATTGATGACCTTCTGCCCGGATTAGATGCTGAGATTGCTTCAATCGAAAGGCTGACCAAGGCAAACGATGTCAACATTGGCAGCACAAAGGAATTAGATGAACAGCTTTCCGCTTTGCTTGGCACCTTCGATGAAGGCACGCCGAAAGTCACAACCTTTGCCGATGCGCTGAAAAAGCTGGCTGAAGAGGCAAAGGATACACAAAGGGCGATGGCAGATGTCGCCTTGAATGGCCTGCAAAGCCTTGAGGATAGTCTTGTCGACGTGATCATGCAGACCAAATCAGCCAAAGATGCCTTCAAGGCAATGGCCCGGTCTATTATTGCTGATATTCTTAGGATGCAGATTCGCAAAGCAATTATTGGGCCGATAGCGGAAGCACTGCCGGGATTTTTGCCAGCACCACAGGCCGCTGGTGGACCTGTCACCGCAAACAGGCCGTATATGGTCGGCGAACGTGGGCCGGAACTATTTGTGCCGAACCGCAATGGCGGCATCGTGCCAAATCACCAAATGGGCGGCGGCGGTGTAACGGTCAACCAGACCATCAACCTGTCGACAGGCGTCAGTGATACAGTACGCGCCGAAGTGCTGAACATGCTGCCGCAAATCCAAAACGCAACGACGGCAGCGGTACTAGATACGCGCAGACGCGGTGGCGGTTTCGCCACGGCATTCGGGGGCTGATATGGCTGAGAGTTATCCGCTGGCATTTCCGACGCAGACCGGCATCGCACAAGTGCAGCTTGTCGCCAGCGACACTGTATCGGTCACAGAAAGCCCTTTCACGCGCTCACAGCAAGTGGTTCGGCACGCTGGGGCCAGATGGTCTGCGACGATCAACATCCCGCCTGTGAAGCGATCTGACGCCGAATACTGGAACAGCTTTCTGCTGCGCCTGCGTGGCCAGTTTGGCACGTTTCTAGTCGGCGACCCTAATGCTGCCACGCCGCGTGGATCAGCCAGCAGCACGCCGGGAACGCCGGTCGTCAACGGCGCATCGCAGACCGGCAGTGATCTGAACATCGATGGCCTGCCAGCGTCGGCGACGGGCTATCTGAAGGCTGGCGATTATATCCAGCTTGGCACGGGCGCAACATCGCGTTTGTATAAAGTGCTGGAAGATGTAAACAGCAACGGCAGCGGCGAGGCCACGCTGAACCTTTGGCCCGATCTGCGATCCAGTCCCGCCAATGATGCGACGGTTGTGGTGAGCGGCGCAAAGGGTCTTTTCCGGCTGGCGCAGAATGATGCAAGCTGGTCGATCAGCAATGATGGATTCTATGCAATCACCTTTTCTGCGGTTGAAGCATTATGAGCAGATCAGGTGTCCCATCCGGCTTTTCAGATGCCAGCCTTACTGCATTTGTTGCGGTCGAACTGGCGTTCGATAGCGGCACAACGCGCCTATGGAATGGCTATGGCGATCTGACGGTCGACAGCAACACATATACCGGCAGCGGCGATCTGATGTCGATTTCAGCCATCGAAGAAAGCGGCGAGATATCGGCAAAGGGTCTGAATCTGGTTTTGTCAGGCATCCCGTCGTCATTGCTATCGTTGGCGCTGACAGAAAACTATCAGAACCGTAACTGCAAAGTGTATGTCGGCACGATCAGCAGCGGCACCGTCGCAGCCTATGAGGCATTCAGCGGTCGGATGGATGTGATGACGCTGCAAGAAAGCGGCGACACTTGCACGATTGCGCTGACAGCAGAAAGCCGCCTGATCGATCTGGAACGTCCCCGCGTCCGCAGATATACAGCCGAAGACCAGAAGCTGATTGATTCCGATGACAGCGGCCTTGATTTCATCAACTCGCTGCAAGAGGCGACGTTCGAATGGCGCGCCTAGATGACTGGCCTGATCGCCTAGCAGCGCATGTCGAAGAATGGCGACACAAGCCTTTCAAGTGGGGGCGCTATGATTGCGCTATGTTCTGCGCGTTGGGCGAAAAGGCGATGTGCGGCGATAGCAGATTCGCTGATTACGTCGGTAACTATGAAAGCCCGAAAGGATCGGTGCGGTTGTTGCGCCGGTTAGGCAATGGCGATCTGGCTGAAAACGTGGCGCAGCGCTTGCTCGAAGTGCCGCCACAGCAAGCCGGTCGCGGGGATGTCGGGCTGATAGACACACCAGACGGTGATGCGTTATCATTGATCGTCGGTGATAAAGTCGCCGCGATGGGTAAAGATGGTCTAGTTTTCTTGCCGCGTGATGCGGTCAAACGTGCTTGGAAAGTGTAACCGATGCCGCCAGCAATAGTCGCAGCAGCAGTAACCACAGCAGTCACGGTCGCAACAGCATCAGCCGCAACAGCGATCACGACTGCGTTTGTCGTCGGCACGTTTATCAAAGCGGCGGTGATCAATTTTGCTATACAGGCGCTTTCGCCTAAGCCATCGATCCCGAACATTGGCGGCAGTTTCGCGCAGTCGCATACCGTCACCAGCCGACAATCGAACGCCAGTCGCAAAATCGTTTATGGCGAAACCCGTGTCGGTGGCCCGTTTTCGTTTATAGGTACGAATTCAGACGAAGATGAACTTGGCATGATTGTCTTGTTGTCTGTCGGTGAAATAGAAGAAATCACGACGGTATATTTCAACGGGGAAGCTGTAACTCTGGACGGCAGCGGCAACATCACAGGCCCATCACCGTTGGCATCTGGCAACGGCACGATCCAAAAATTTACCGGCACATCAAGCCAAACCGTCGCCACAGTCATCAACAATAATTTCGCATATCCAATCGACGCAACTCTGACAGATATTGCATACGTCGCACTGCGGCTGATCAAAGCTGCTGATGACGACTATCCGAACGGTGCGCCGAATGTGTCTGCGCTGGTCAAGGGGCGCAAAATCTATGATCCACGCACCAGCAGCACTGCATACAGCAACAACCCGGCGCTGGTGATCAGGGATTATCTGACTGATACCGAATACGGGCTTGGGGTCACATCAAGCGAGATCAACGACACATCTTTCACAGCGGCTGCGAACATCTGCGACGAGGATGTCACGCTGGCCGCTGGCGGCACAGAAAAGCGATATACGTTCAACGGCGTCGTCGATACCGCCAACACACCGAAAAGCAATCTGGAGCAGATGCTGACATGCCTTGCCGGAACGCTGTACTATAGCAACGGCAAATGGTCGCTGAAGGCTGGCGCGTATGTCACGCCGTCTGTGACGCTGGACGAGGATGATCTTGCCGGGGCGATGCAGATCGATACAGCCATCAGCCGCCGGGATGCTTACAACGCGGTCAAGGGTCAATTCATCAGCCCGGAAAGCAATTATCAGGCGACAGATTATCCACCGATCACCAGCAGCACGTTCGAAACCGAAGACGGCGGCGACAGATCATATTTGGATTTTGCCCTGCCATTTACGCAAAGCAGCGCCACAGCGCAGCGGCTGGCCAAGATCGCGCTGTTTAAGAATCGGCAGAAGATATCGGTTGCGGCGAAATTCAAGCTGACGGCGTTCCAGTTTGAAGTAGGCGACACGCTGATGCTGACGAATAGCCGTCTGGGCTTTTCCAGCAAGGTGTTCGAGGTGCAAAGCTGGGCGCTGAATTTCGGGGCCGATGAAGTGTCGGTCGACTGCCAACTGGTCGAAACGAATAGCGCCGTTTATAGCTGGACCGCTGAAGAGGCGGTGTTCCAGCAAGACAACACGACGCTGCCCGATCCGTTTAACTTGGTTGCGCCGTCATTCACTGCGACCGATGAAGTGCGTGCGCTGAACCAGACCGCGATATCGGTGCTAGTCGTGGATGTGCAGTCGCCATCGATCTATGCGAAAAACTTTGAAGTGCAGGCCAAGAAAACAACAGAGACAGAATATACATCGATGGGCGTCGGGTCCGGCAATAAGTTTGAATTGATAGACGTTGAAGATTCCGCGACGTATGACATCCGGGCGCGTATCATCAATCGGATCGGCGTGCAATCGCCATTCGCCACAGGCCAGCATCAAATCGTCGGCAAGACTGCGCCGCCGCAGGATGTAACCAATTTCAGCGTCAACATCATCAACACAGAGGCGCACCTTAGCTGGACGCCGGTCACAGATGCCGATCTGTCGCACTATCACGTCAGGCACGCACGCGAAACAACCGGCGCAACCTATAGCAACAGCATCGATCTAGCGCCGAAAGTATCACGTCCTGCGAACACTGTGATCGTGCCAGCAATGACCGGCACCTACTTCATCAAGGCGGTCGACAAGCTGGGCAACGCATCTACCAATGCGACCAGCCAAGTCGCCATTATTGAAGAGGTGAAAGGGCTGAACGATGTTGTGACATCAACGCAGCATCCGACATTCCCCGGCACAAAGTCGGGCGTCATTGCGACTGATAACGTACTGAAGCTGAAATCAGCGATCAACTTCGATGATCTTACTGGCAATTTCGATGATGCGCCGGGTCTGTTTGATGGTGCTGGCGGCAACACCGGCACAAGCGGCACATATGATTTCGATAACTATATCGATCTGGGCGCAGTCTTCACCAGCCGGGTCACAGCGAATCTGACGGTGCAGCGCCGCGATTATGTTGTTTTGTTCGATAGCCGAGAAGGATTATTTGACGACGCGGTCGGCACGTTCGATGGTGACGCGCAGGCGTTTGATGATACTAATGTCGAATTGCAAGTCAGCGTCACCAGTGATGATCCAGCCGGATCGCCAAGCTGGTCAGACTTCCGCACGTTCTTTGTCGGGGATTACAAGGCGCGTGCTTTGCGCTTCCGCGCTATCTTGACCAGCACAGATGAGCAAGCCACGCCAGAGGTGACGGCGATGTCGGTGCAAGTCGATATGCCTGACCGCGTTGTGAGCGAAGCTGACATCGCATCGGGTGCCGGTGCCAAGGCGATCACGTTTTCGCCAGCCTTCAAATTATTGCAGGGCGTCGGCATTGCAGCGCAAAACTTAAACAGCGGCGATTATTATGCTATAACAGCTAAGAGCGCCACGGGATTCACGATTACGTTCTATAACTCCAGCAACGCGGCGGTCGACAGGACGTTTGATTACGTCGCAAAAGGATATGGTGAGGTCGCAGCATGAGCCAACACGATTTAGATATTGCCAATCAGGGATTCCCGGCAACCCGCGCAGACTTGAATCTGGCGCTGAAAGCCTTGGGGTCGTCTAATTCCGGCGCAAGTGCGCCATCAACCACATACGCGAATCAGTTGTGGTATGACACGGCGAACAACATCCTCAAAATTCGCAATGAAGATAATGATGCGTGGATCAGCCTGCTTACACTGGATCAGTCTGCCGACAACATCGAGGCGCTGACGATTAATGGCACGCTGACCGTCGCTGGCAATGTCAGCGTAGACGGCGGCACGATCAAGCTGGACGGCAACTACCCGACAGGCTCCGGCAACGTAGCGTTGGGCAACACTGCGCTAGATGACGGTTCACTATCCGGTGCAAACAACACTGCCGTTGGCTCAAACGCAATGACTGCAAACACTAGCGGTGCAGCAAACACGACTGTCGGTTCGCTTGCTCTTGATGCTAATACAACAGGAGACTTTAACTCC